TTCCATAAGAATCATATCCTTTTCAAGGAGAGAATCATAGACTGATATTCTAAACGTTTTGATGCCATCCAACTCGCCAAATGGAAGGTCAGGGGTGCAGTTGACAATCACATTTATATTGTTTGCTCTGATGAAGTCTGTGTCCAGAGGTGACAAACTATTCCCTAACCATAATCGATCCGCAATCTGGTTGACATTTGGATAAAGTTTGTTGTAGATAAAGTTTGAAAATTTCTCTAGCATACTACTAATTGTCTTATATTTTAACAAAACTTATTGAATCTTGAATTCGTGTAAAATGAAAAATAATATGTTGCTTTTCAGTTAAGGAAACACTAATGAGGAAAAAACTCATCATAGAAAAACAAAGCACATGCCAAACAACGACAACCCAAAACACAACGACAACCCAAGACACAACGACGGACGACACTACTTCTACAATAACAAACACCCTGACCGAAACGCAGCCCCCATTATATCAATCTCTGGCGGATAGCAACTATAAAGTACCACGGGGTGGAACTATACAAGATAACATGACTATAGACGATATTAAAACAAGGTTGAAAGGATGTGTTGCTCTCAAAACGATGGCCGATAAGCAAGCTTTGGAGACACTGCCGTTATATAAAACATGGATAAAGTACATCAACATACGAACAAGAAAGTTTCGCACAGGTGGATTTTTAATGAAATCAAGCTACCCTGATTATATTATGCTTGTCAATATAAAACAAAACCTGGTATGGTCTGTCCAATTAAAAGACAATATAATCTACATACGAGATCCTGAAATTGTACAAGCTGAAAAGAAAGAAAGCATGAAAGAGCGCAAGATTAAGGAAAAATTGTATGACATGTATAAACAAGGGCGTTTGCGTGCAGCGTAAACAAATTGATTTATAAAATGTTTCGTAGCAGTAGTAGTAGTAGTGCAAATGAGTGTAAACAAAAGACTTGTCAAGGAGATAAGGAATCTCTATAATGAGCAACACAGACCCAGCAAACCATTTCTTGAGAATGAGTATCTTGTATATTTTGACGAATCTAATGTACAAAAAGTCCATGCTATTATAAAGGCGCCATATGATAGCGTGTACAGGCACAAGTTTATCAGACTAGACTTGAAAATACCTGATGACTATCCATATTCCCCACCCGAGGTAACGTTTCTCAACTATGATGGCGTTAGAATCCATCCAAACATGTATGAGAATGGCAAGTGTTGTTCAACCATTTTGAACACGTGGGGTGATAGCATCCTCGAGAAATGGACATCCAGCATGGGTATTGAAACTGTATTGGTCACGTTTCACTCCTTTCTTGACAACCACCCGTACACATATGAGCCTGGAGGGACTGACGACCCATCTTATACAGTGTATGTACAATATCAGACATGGATAACCTGTCTAATACGTTATTTGCAAAACGAGACGATAGACATATTTCGGCAATTTATGCATAATTATCTACTCACAAATGTCGGTACTATATTCAATGACTTGTATGTGCTAGCACAACAACACACCATGGAGAGATACTATACACGATGCTTTGAGATTGATGACTTTTGGGTGAATTATGAGCAAATTATATCATTGTTGCAACATTTTTACAATTACATGGAATACAAAGAAATAAAAGGAGACGATGATACTGATTTTAAAGCATTTGTGGGTACGAATTATAGCTGCAACATCTGCTTTGACACCACATCAGGAGAGACCACCTTGACATGTTGTAAGCATCAATTCCATAAGAATTGCCTAAAGCAACACATTGATACAAACCATCCCTTGTGTCCAATGTGTAGGGCAAACATTGATTCTGCGTGGATGATTAATCCACTGACAAAGAGACGTATAAAAATTGGAGGCCGAACACATGTTTATCTAGTAGAAAACAATCTAATAGAAAACTGAAATTAAACAAAGAACACACCTACTTACACAAACACACTCACATACACCTTTCCAAAACATCACTCATGAAATACGTAAAGAAAACAGACCGCGCCGAACTTGACGCCCTCCTTGTGCACCCATGGCTTGATCAACATAAAAACACAATAATCAAGGGGTTGCATGTTATTAAACGACATAACGATTTAGAATATAAATATGGCAGCAATGCGATTGAGCGATGGATCGTTTCAAGAAAAACCAAACGATTAAATGCTATATTAATTAGGTACTACGACACCGTACTCATCTAGTCTGATTCTTGCTGGTAACCGACGACATCGCCCGTTCTACTTACTATGACTTTGAGTTTTCTAGTCTTGGCAAACTTTTTCTTGAGCTCATCCACTTCGAATTTTGCGTTTTCCGCTTCCTCTTCATACTTCGAGTTGTAATGTTGTTGATGATACTTCCAAAGTTTAGGATGACCCACATGAAAGTTGTTGTGGAATTGAGCTTTGTACCAGAATATTTGGTCTTTTAAACTGGACGTATTTGCAGAGGTTTTGATGACAAGACACTCGTGATTTTGCGTGCATGCATCAAGGATGTTGCAAAAGTGATCGAAACTTGGTATCATACCAGCATAGTCTTCGTAAATTTTCTTTCTATTTTTCACTGAAGGCTCATTGAAAATGAAAACATAGTCTATATTACTTCGAAGTTCGGGTGTAATACCAAGCGGATATTGCAATGTAAGGACGAAAAGAAAGTTGAAATGTCGCCCATTAAAGAAAATGCTTTTTATTGTCTTGTCTTTTTTCCAGTTTTGTGCATCGTGGAGCATGTCATCCAGCACTATGAACAAATTGTTAGAAGGGAGTTTTCCTGTATCTGATTTGTTTGTCATTTTCGCCTCTCTTATTTTTCGTTTTTGCTTGTTCATTAATGAATCTATAATTTCAGGGTCATATTCGGGGTGTATAAAGCAATCTGGTATAAAGTCAGAGTAAAATGGAGATGCCTCTTCGGTTCCAGAAAACACAACTCCGGACGGAATGTGCCGGTGATGGTAGAAAATATCCCTAACAAGCCAACTTTTACCCGACCGTCTTTTTCCAAGACAAAGTATTGTGGCGTCTCTTAGAATACTTTTAATCTTGAACTTTTTCAATGCAAGTTTTTCAAATTCATTAATAATCATACTTATACAGTAGAATTATTTTAATTTTTACGTGATGACGAAGTAACTATACGTTTCCGGGTCTTTGCTTGCTTAGCTTTTGGTTGTGTGACCTTTTTTGAACCTGGAATTCCACACAGCCCATTGATACACATCAGGAAACAATCTGCAAGATCGTCTCTCTTACTACTCGAGTTGAAAAAAGGCATCCATTGCTCATGTTGATGCGCGGAGAATGCACTTTTTAGAAACCAACTAGTATGTTGTATACTCAACCACTTCCGCTGAGCATAGGCTCCTTTCAACTTGCACTCGGAAGACATATCCGGCCCCAAGTAAGCTTTGAGTTTGTGAGCCGCTCTTACAAATCGCACACTAACTTGTGGAAACAATTCAACAAATTTTCCAAAAATGAGGTGACTTACAAACTTCATCTTGTTGTTAATTTTTGGTTGCAATTCTATAATGACTTGGGTAAGTTGTACAAACAGGTCCATGTTGTTTTCACATATTTGATTCACCTGCTGTAGAACAATTCTAGCAATATCTTGGAGCAAATAATCCTTGACAGCTTTTTCCTTGTAGTTTATCTTACGTAAACTGGGGTCTTTGGGAAAATGCGTTTTGCAAGTGTAGTGACGACCGCCATCTGAATCTACGTATTGCAAACTTGTTTTCTTATTGCAAACCCCCCGGCCATTCTTCAGCAATCCTTTGCACTTGTGTTCCTCTTCTTGCAAGGTATTGTACGTGTCCCACAAGTGAATAGCATAACATGACATGTCTTGTGTGTCGCTTCCACAATCCATTATGCAAAATGCTAGGTTTTTCAAACCAATATCAATTGAGAGAATCATTCTTGTTACTTTTGTGTGCTATAATAAAAATCAAAACAAAACACGTTATTTAATCTGTGTAGATGAAACAAAACATTCCCCAATGGAGTTTACGAAGATGTATTGGAAACTTGAAAGCTCGATTGAGGAAGCATGACATCATGTTGTAAGAGACACGGAGTTCAGACTCGTACTCGGCAATGAAGTCATCATATCTAGAACGATTTGTCATGCAATAATTCGTGTACATGTCAAATGGTGAAAAAGTGTGAGTACTTGATTGATGTTTGAGACAATCATGTACAAGATCAGTGATATCCGTGCTTTGAACACCAAACAAAAAGAGAGGGCTATACGCCATTCTTTCTTGAAGTTGGTCAAAAAAATCCAAGATCACATCGACATTCTCTACGGACTCGGCCGTGTGTGCATCACTTTCTCCAGCAGAACCTTTGTCATCAGATGTTTTAGACTCTTCCATTTAGGGATTTGTTTTAAGAATTATAAATTTATTTTATTATACTATATTAAAAATATAGAAAGCAATGTTTACATCTGCAATCAAACAAGTCCAATCTAATTCTATGCTTCAAGTATTGCTTGTAGTTGTTGGGATTTACTTGGTCTTTAAATATACACAGGAAGGATTAGAGAACGTAGTTGGAGCTGATCAAGTTCCAATGTATTCCGAAGATGTTGTAGCCCCTAAAATGCCCCAAGTGCCTGAGATGCCCCAAGCTCCTGAAGCCCCCCAAGTCCCCCAAGTTCCACAAGAAAAGAGTCAACTGAATGCTGAAGACCTCTTGCCCAAGTATGATGACGCGAACGATTTTGCCAAGCAAAACCCAGTGTCCAAGCTACTTAAGGAGCAAAATTTCCTAGTGAGCGGTTATCATGTCGGCATCAACACTGTGATGCAGTCAAACAAGATCCCTTATCATGACCTTCGATCAGCGCCCCCAATTCCTAAAGAATCTGTCTCGCCCTTCCTAAATAGCAGTTTCGAGCAGCCCGCGGGTGCGAATAGACGTGCTCTACACCTCCTTTAAAAAATTTATTTAAAGATAAGAATTGTAGATTATAACCAAAAAATTTAAAGTTATAATCTTGACCAAATGCCGTCCAAACTTACAAAAGAGCATGTTGAAGCGGCGTTGCACAAGCATGGGTTTACACTCTTGTCTGATTACATCTCTATAAAATTACCACTGGAATACGCATGTCAATTGGGGCACAAATTGACCAAGACCTATTCCTATTTTCTAAAGTTTCAAGTATGCTTGCAGTGTAAAAAAAATGCGACTCAAAAAAAGGTAGCAAACAAGAAACAAGCAGCATCACTTTTGCCAAAGAAATCAACAAAAGGAATACCCAAAAAATATTCTTTAGAGTATGTTGAACAATACATGAAAGACCATGCTTGCCAATTGCTTTCGGATGAATATACAAGCGACAGGCTCAAATTGAGATTTGTTTGCGTTTGTGGTAAGGAAGCTGAGCAAACGTTCAATAGGTTTTATCATGCGGGAACAAGATGCAATAATCAAACATGTATCCAAGACCGCATGGGAAAGACAATGATGGAGCGACACGGCGTACTAAACCCTATGTACAGTAAAGTTATAAAAGACAAGATTGCCAAAACGAATTTGGACAAGTTTGGGGTCGAGAATGTTTTCTCCAATGAAGATATTAAACAAAAGGTCAAAGACGCAAACAAACGAAAGTACGGTTGCGAATATGCCATTCATAATGAAACGATTCAAGCTAAAATTGCAAAAACGAATTTGGAAAGGTATGGGTCGACAACCACATTTGGCTCACCCGTTGTTATGAACACAATGAAAAAAAATAATCTTGCAAAGTACGGCGTTGAATGGAATGGGCAACGAGATGATGTCAAAGAGAAAATTAAACAATCTTTTTTAGAACGATATGGTACAACGTGTTCCATGAATGCTCCTGAAATGCAAGAGCGGATTAAAAAGGCGTGCTTTGATAAATATGGTGTCGAGTATCACAGCAGTAGACCCGATGTTGCAGCAAAGCGAAAAAGTAACAACTTGAAAA